TGTGGATGGTAGCGCTGTCTTACCAATGCGCTGACCGAGAAGTTTCATAGTCTGCAATCCCTGCTGCGCGGCAACCACCAGCCCTTGACTGATAACACCACCGTAATCGGGAGAGACTTCAATCGCCATGTTAGCGATTAGACCGCGTAAAGCGCCTGCTGGGATCGTAACCTCATCAGACAGGTTTTCTACTTCGGTATAGCCTAAGCTGACACCCTGAGCGTCTAGCTGAGACATGTAATTATTCATGGCAAAAATAAAATCCTGATACTCATCTGGTTCTAATGAACTCTCAGATGCCTGTACCAAGATCCTTTGTAGTGATGCCTTTGCAACCTGCGCTACTGTAGCCATTATTCGTATGTCACTCTATTCTTCTTGCTGGATGCTGTCTTGGCAGACTGCTTGAATGCTTTTGCTGTCGGAGCGCCTTTACTACCGGGCTTCCTCATACGCTCAACCTTCTTGCCTTCAGCCTTCTGGTTCTTTATCCGTTTGCGTTTAGCGTGGATATTGGCATACAAACCTTTATTCATACTTCGCACCCTTTACAGATTTAGCGCCTTTGCACTTCCAGCGCTTACGGCTAAGTCTCAGTGGAGAGTTCGGGTCTTTGGCTGCTTTGGGAAAATCTCTCATCTGACCAGCAGATCGAGCGCAATATGCGTCACCCTTACTTGTCCCCGGCTTTACCCGTGGACCGCCATCCTTTGCCTTTCCAGCCTGACCATAACTTACCTTCTTGCCAGAAGCTGTGACCTTAACCTTTGCCTTACCTTTTGATGGTTTCGCCATAGTAAAGTTCAAGGGGGCCGAAGCCCCCTATCCCTAACTTAGTTATACACCAAAGCCCTGACCCGCGAATAGCGGATTGAACGTGGCGTATGCAGGAAGTAAGTCGAAACGTACTTTCTGAGTATTGGCATCACCGTCAGCGTACTTGGTAACACGGATTGACATACCATCGCTGGTAGTGGCAATTGTGTCAGTAGCGTACAGTTTAGGCAGCTTAACAGTACCAAGACCAAATGCCTGCTTAGTGTAGAACAGGTTTGGCTGATACAGGGTAGAAGCAGCGCTCAAGATGTTTACAACGTTAGTTGCAACAGGAGCAGATGCTACTGTGTTGTACTGACCATTGGCTTCGTAGATAGCAGGACCAGCAACAACGATGTTACCAGTACCAGTTCCACTCAGAGTAACGTCAGCAACGACAACACCTGTCCACAGGACGTTGTTACCAGCAGCGTCAATCATTGGCTGACGAGTAGCAACATTCAGTCGGTAGATACCGTCAATAGTTACCATGTCGCCAGCTTTAACTACCATATCAGCCTGAAAGGCGTTTACGGCAAGAGTCTGCTGCATAGTGTCTTTAGCGCCAACGTATGATACGTCAGGGTTTGAAGCCAAAGCACCAGTACGGTCAGCACCAGCACCTGAAGTGAAGCTGCTCAGAGAGTTGGAAGTAAGAGCCATCATTCCACCGAAGTTGGAAGAAATCTGGGCTTTTTCCCAAGCTGTACGAACAAGACCATCAGCAGCGTTCAGACCATTCTGAGCAGAAGCCAGAGCAGTAGTAGTGAACGGGTTCATCAGGTAGAACTTGTCGTCAGACATTGGTACACCAACGCTGTCCATCAAAGCACCAGCACCAGCAACATCGCCCCAAGCATCAACGGCAGTACCGTGTGAGCCATATTTCAGGGATGAGTTGTTGCGCATATAGGTAGCAAGATCAGTCTCAAGATCGGTGACGATTCTGCGAGCCATAGGAGCGATGATCTCATCAAGCTGATCAAGTTCCAGTGCTTCCTGAACGTTGCTGAACTCAGTGGCTACAGTGAAGTAGTCCTGAACAGTACCAGTTGCTTTACCAGCAATGATGTCAGACTTAGTAGAAGCGCTGATGTCACCGCCAGAAGTACGGATGCTGTTGTAGTCATGTGGACGTTTAAAGTCTACGTTAGAGCCAGTGGAAGGATTGAACCGACCAGATAGCAGTTGAGTGTTGACAGTTTTGGTTACTACTCGATTTGACTCGAAAGCATCCAAGAACACCCGCGCCAACGGGCGGGTAATGTTACTATTAAGATTGTTAGCCATGTTGCTATTTCCTTATTCAAACGTGGCTCCTTTTGGTCCTTTGGCTTTAGGGGAAATCCCTGCGCCTTGTGGCGTGTCCACCGGATCTGGAGCCTGATTTACCTTGGGTTTAAGAGCAGCAGCCTTTGGCTTGATTTCGTTGGTTATCCTAATAGCCGCCTGTATCGGTGACATATTCCTTAGATTGTCCAACTCAGTTAGATTTTGTGACAGATACTTGGTGATCAGTGGTCCCTGCTCATCATCAATAATGAATCCGACCAGTTCTTCCTGAATACCAAAATTGCTAACAGTAGCACCAGCCACCTGCAATTCTTCTGCTTTAATACCCATCTTGGCTGCCCGCGATGCGTAATTCTCAATCTTACTGTTTAAAGCCTCTTGCTGCTTTTGCCGAGCCTGCTCTGCCAACTCATACTGCTGCTGTTGCAGGTATTGTTGTTGCGCATCGTAAGCTGCGGCCTTTTTCAAAGCCTCATCCCTTTCTAGCAACTGCCGTCTGTATTCTTCATCAGATATAGCAAACGGGTCAGGAGCCTCTGGGACATCTGGCCTCTCTTGTTTGGGAAGTTTGGCCTGCACTTCTTCTAGCTGCTTTTGTAAGGCTTCTGCCTGTCGCTCTACTTCTCGTAGTTTGAAGGTTTTCTTGCCTATAGCCTCATCGAAGATGCGCTGCTGTTCTTCATCAAACTTAACTTGTTTCTTTTGGCTTTCACCAGCATCCGGTGATGATTCGGAATCCTGTTCGCCTTCATAACTTGCTTCAGGATCTTCAGTCTCTATCGTTACATCGTCATCAATGGGATCAGCATCAATTTCTTCAACGTAGTCGTCTGGTTGCATCTCGCTCATAGTCTTGCCCTTTTAAGGTAAATTGCCGTGAATAAGGTCACGTTCCTGTACTAAGTGTAACACTGTGTTCAGTAACACAGCAATACTGTTACCTTCTACGATCCTCAATAGCCCTGAGAGTGCTTTCAGTAATTATTCCGCTGTAAGGTTTCATTTCAAGAGCGCGTAATGCGCTTCTTGCCGGGTTTAGTGGGTCGCTTATTCCCATTAACTGTCTAGCTGTAGGTAATAATTCAAAAACTTGTACATCGCCGCCAATCCTGCCAACACCCTCACCATAAAGGCCGGTATCGTATGTTGGGTGGACAATCCTGTTATCTGTCACCGGGTATCTGTCTGTATCCACCATACCGACATTCATAACCTGACCATCTCTAGCCATGCGTAAATCCACGTCAGTATTAGCATATCTTGCAATTCCGCTAGTTATACCACCCTTATCAACGTATTTTTTGTCTAATAAATCCGATACAGCCTTTCTCTGATTGCCTGTTGTATTTCTAAAACTAACGGTCCAATCAGGGCTATCAATACCTTTCCACTCAGGGATTATATTTTTTACATCTTTATCTAAAGACTTAAGGTCAGCCCTGCTCATCGCATTCTTTGCGTAACTCAGCATTGTCTCTCCAATCTGAGTGGAAAAATCTATTCCAGTTGGAGCCATAGTCCACGGAATAATTAAAGGATCTTTACCATATGTTTTCTTTAGGTCTTGCGCAGTTTTGAAAAATGACGTATCGCTTAACTCTTTACCCTTACTTTTCAGCACCACGCCTTTGTCAGATGCCCAAACGAACTCACCGCTTTCTGGGTCAAACATATAGTTTTGACCACCCCTGCGCGAAACATTTATAGGAACCCCGTTTATATCAAGAATAACATCTCCAGCAGCCGCCCTATCTGACATAGAAGTAAAGAACGGATAACCTTCATAATCTCCCAAATCTATCTCTTTTACTTGGCCCATCCGTGGGTCACCAATATTTATATTAGTGCCACCAAGAATGCTCATTTGACCAACTCTTGGGTCGCTTGATTTTGAGCCAGAGCCAGCGGTAAAGGTTCTTGGGTCAACACCCTGATTAACATAGTTGTCAATAATTATGGGGTTATATGACTTTGGGTATTCTTGAACAATTCTATCAGTATAATTTCCGCTTAAAGCTGATGCAGGAGCGTCCGTCAGATTGCGTAATGCTGACTGACCCTGTGCTGGGGTGTCTGGGACGCTTTGTCTTGGTGTGCCAGTAAGCTCCATAGGAATAAAATCCATTCCCTCACTGGCAGGCATTTCTGAAAATCCTTCACCCTCATAAAAGGATACCAATCTATCCAGATCTGTTTCAGGCTCAAGAGATAATGCGTTCAACCTAACTGGCATACCCGGATTATTTGACTGTATCTCAGCAACAGTATCCCTTAACATTGATCTAGCCTTACCTTGACCCCTTTCTGATGG